ATGACACACGCCGACAACGGCGCGCGCCAACCTGCAACGGGTGCAGGAAAGGCGCCCCACAAGTACTGGCGACGCACCTTCCTGGCCAAGCTGGCCGAGACGTCCAGCGTGGAACAGGCCGCCGAAGCGGCGAACATCACCCTGGACCGGGCGCAGACGCAGCGGCGCGAAGATCCGGACTTCGCCCGGCAGTGGCAGGCGGCCCTGGACGAAGGCTATGACCGGCTGGAGATGGACCTGCTCTACCGCCTGCGTAGCGGCCGGGTGGAGGAAGCGGACGAGGACGGCGGCAAGCGCAAATTCGACCTGGCCACCAGCTTCCGCATCCTGGCCGCACACCGCCAGCGCCAGCAGGGCGAGGGTGGGCGCGGCAGCCCCTATGGCAGCGAGGCGGAGGTGATTACCGCGCTGAACGCCAGGATCGACGCTTTCCGCGCCCGGCGCCAGGACGGCCAGTCCACTCCAATTGCCGGTGGGCAGGTGGGCGATGGCCCGGAGTGAGGCGCCGGCAGAGTTCGACGCATCCGGGCTGGACCGGGGGGCATGGTACCGTTCGATAGATGATGGAGTGTTCGACGCGCTGATCGCGGAGATGGACCCCTGCCAGCGGCACATGCTGCTGTATCATTGGGAACTGACCGCGAGAGCCGAGCAGATGGAGCCGGAAGGCGACTGGCGGCTGTGGCTGATCCTGGCAGGACGTGGTTATGGCAAGAGCCGTTCGGGTGCCGAATGGGTTCGCCGTGTGGCAGCCGACCCGCAGGCGCGGATCGCGCTGGTGGGTGCAAGCCTGCCCGAAGTGCGATCGGTGATGGTGGAAGGCGACAGCGGCGTGCTGGCGGTGTGCCCGCCGCAATGGCCGCAGCCCGAATACGAGCCGTCGTTGCGGCGGATCACCTTTCCGAGCGGGGCGCAGGCCTTCCTGTATTCGGCAGCGGAGCCCGACAGTCTGCGCGGGCCGCAGCATTCCCACGCCTGGTGCGACGAGATCGCCAAGTGGGACAATGCCGGCGAACGGGCGACGCAGGCGTGGGACAATCTGCAGATGGGCCTGCGCGTGGGCAGCGCCCCGCGCATCCTGGCAACGACGACGCCGCGCGCGGTGCCGCTGGTGCGGCGCCTGCTCGCGGCGGCGGAGAAGCCCGACGGCGTGCTGATCCGTGGGCGCACGCTCGACAACAGCCGCAACCTGCCGGGCAATTACTTGAAAAGCATGGAGGAGCAGTATGGCGGCACCACGATCGGCCGGCAGGAGCTGGATGGCGAACTGCTGACCGAAGCCGAGGGCGCGCTATGGACCCGCGCCCTGCTGGACCGTCAGCGGCTGTTGCAGGCGCATGAGGAGCTGGTGCGCGTGGTGGTGGCGGTCGATCCCCCCGCCAGTGCACGCGGCGATGCCTGCGGCATCGTGGCGGCCGGCGTGACCGGCGCGGGCAAGGGGCTGGTGCTGGCCGACGCCAGCGTGACCGGCGCCAGCCCCGACACCTGGGCGCGCATAGTCGCCGTCACCGCGCAGGCCTGGAGCGCCGACCGCGTGGTGGCGGAGGCGAACAATGGCGGCGACATGATCGGCCAGATGCTGCGTAACGCCGACTGCCACATGCCGATAACGCTGGTCCATGCCCGCCGCGGCAAGGTCGCCCGGGCGGAGCCGGTTGCGGCGCTGTACGAGGCGGGCCGCGTTCATCATGTCGGCAATTTCGGCCTGCTGGAAGACCAGCTGTGCGGCCTGCTGGCCGGCGGCGCTTACGAAGGGCCGGGGCGCAGCCCCGACCGGGCCGATGCGCTGGTATGGGCGCTGACCCACCTGATGCTGACCACCGGACCGGAGCCGCGCGTGCGGCAGATGTAACCGCGTCGAACACTCAAGACGACCGGACGAAGAGTCTGGGCGAACCGGCCCCTCGCATCGGCGAGGCGGCCGGTTTTCTTTTGCCACAAGGATGACAGCCATGTCGCTTTTCGACCGGGTTCGCCACGCCATCAAGGGCGGTGGTGGCCTATCGCGCGTGCCCCTTTCGACCGGGTTCGTGCCACCTTACGCCATGGCGCTGGGCCCCCAGGCGGTGCGCCTGCCATTCGATTACCGCGCCGGCGTGCGCGAGGCGTTCCTGGGCAATCCGGTGGCGCAGCGCGCAGTGCGGATCGTCGCCGACGGCGTTGCCGCCGCGCCACTGGCGGTGAGCGAGCCGGAGGTGCGCCGCCTGATCGAGGCCCATTCCGCCGGCCAGTCGCTGCTGGAGACGCTGGCCGCGCAGCTGGTGCTGCACGGCAATGCCTTCGTCCAGGTGATGAAGGACGGTGCCGGCCAGCCGGCCGAGCTGTTCGCGCTGCGGCCCGAACGCATGGCCGTGATCGCCGGCGCCGATGGCTGGCCGGTCGCCTATGACTACCAGGCCGGCGGCGCCACGGTGCGCCTGCCGGTGGAGGACGAGGATGGCTGGCCGACGCTGATCCATCTCAAGACCTTTCATCCGGCGGACGACCATTACGGCGCCGGGTGCCTGTCAGCCGCCGGTGAGGCGGTGCGCATCCACAATGCCGCGGCTGCCTGGAACCGGGCGCTGCTGGACAATGCGGCGCGCCCCAGCGGTGCGCTGGTCTATGCCAATGGCGAGGGGGCGACGCTGACCACCGACCAGTTCGACCGGCTGAAGGAGGAGCTGGCAACGGCGTTTTCCGGGACCGGCAATGCCGGCCGGCCGCTGCTGCTGGAAGGCGGTCTTCAGTGGCAGAGCTTGTCGCTGTCGCCGGCGGAGATGGACTTCGCCCAGCTGAAATCGGCCGCGGCGCGCGACATCGCCCTGGCATTCGGGGTGCCCCCGATGCTGCTGGGGCTGCCGGGCGATAATACCTACGCCAATTATCGCGAGGCCAGCAAGGCGCTGTGGCGGCTGACGCTGCTGCCGCTGGCGGGCAAGATCCTGGCGGGCCTGTCCGAAGGGCTGGAACCGTGGTTTCCGGGCCTGACTGCGAGCGTCGACCTCGACAAGGTGCCGGCCCTGGCGGAGGACCGCGAGACGCTGTGGGCGCAGGTGAACGGCGCCGATTTCCTGGATGCGGACGAGAAGCGCGCGCTGCTCGGCCTGGCTCCCAAGGAGGCACGGTGATGCTGCGCAATCGCGAGGAGATGCTGGCCGGGCTGATCGCCCAGGCCAATGCCAAGGGCAGCGATCTGGTGACCCTGCGCGCCATCGTGGAAGAGGCCTGCGAGATGGGTGCGGAGCGCGTGCTGCAGCGGCTGAACCTGGGCGATGACCGGGCGCAGGACGATATCGACGATCTGCGCGACCTGCTGGGCGCGTGGCGTGTCGCCAAGGCAAACGCCTGGAAGGCGGTGGTCGAATGGCTGGTGCGCGGGCTGATGGCATTGCTGCTGATCGGCATCGCGGTGCGGCTGAACGTGCCGGAGATGCTGAAGTGAGCGTGCCCGCTGCACCGCGCTTCGCCGGCCCGCGTTTCGCCGGCTACGCCGCCCTGTTCGACATCCCCGATGGGGCGCGCGACGTGATCCGGCGCGGCGCCTTCGCCCGCTGCCTGGCGGAGCGGCGCGACCGGGAGCTTGGGCCGCTGCCGCTGTACTGGCAGCATCGGCCGCAGCAGCGGATCGGCACAGTGGAACTGGCGGCGGAGGATGAGCGCGGCCTGCGTGTCATTGCCGCGCTGGACAACCCGCTGAGCCGGCCCGCGACCCTGCTGCGCAGCCGCGCGGTGAGCGGGCTTAGCTTCGGCTATTTCGCGCGCCGCGCACACACCTTTCCGGCCGGACGGCTGCTTGAGGACATCGACATGTTCGAAGTGAGCCTCGTCACCCATCCCCTCCAGCCGGGAGCCCGGGTTCACCTTGTGAGGTGAGCCGGGGGCGCCGCGGGCCTGCCCTGACCGGGGACCGGCCCGCGGCGCATTCATTTGCTGTGACCTGCCAATTCCTTTCCCAACCCGCCGGGCGGTGCCCGGCCCCTTCGCCAACGGAGACCTTGCCATGACCATGACCCTTCCCGTCGCCGGCCTGCGCATCACCCGCGACCTGCGCGCTGCCGAAGCCGCTCTGGACGAGGCGCTGATGCGCCACAACACGCTGTTCGCCACCATCCTGAGCGCCCGCCAGGACACCGAAGAAACCGGCCCGTTCACCGCGCACGATGTGCTGCTGCGCCTGGTGAAGTCGCAGCAGACGCTGCTGGCTGCCGGCGGCGACCTGGCCCGCGTGCATGGCGGGCTGAGCACGATCGGCCGCGAGCTGATCCCCGAGAGCGACAACTTCATCCACGATTGCCCGCCGAACGAGCCGATGGGCTTCGAGGCCGGCGACGAGGTGCGGGCCGCCGCATAAGCGAGCTGGCCGCCACTGGCGGGGTCGGGGCGCGGATGCCCCGGCCCCGGCCGAAGACCTGACCCCTACCGATCCCCGATCCTGTTCCACCCGCGCGCCATGGCGGTGCGCGGCGACGATCCCCCGTGACCCAAGAAGGTGAGTGCCCTTATGAACCTTGAAACCGAGCAGGACACGCTGGCCGCGTCCTTCGACATCGTTGCGCGCCAGGACCGTGCGGATGCCGTGCTGGCGCAGCTGCGCACCGAATTGACGGCGGTGACCGCCCGCATGGAGCGGCTGAAGAGCGGCGTGTCGCGCCCCGCTCTGGCCTGTGCCGATGCCGGTCGCAGCGCCGAGTTGAAGGGCTTCGTCGATGGCTATCTGCGCCATGGCCGCGAGACCGAACTGAAGGGCCTGAACAGCCTGACTGCGGGCGAGGGCGGCTATGCCGTGCCGGGCGAGCTGGATGTCGCGATCTCCACCATGCTGAAGGCGGTCAGCCCGCTGCGCCAGATCGCCCAGGTGGTGAGCGTCGGCACCGCAGGCTACCGCAAGCTGGTGAGCACCGGCGGCGCGGCGAGCGGCTGGGTCAGCGAACTGGCCCCGCGCCCCGAGACGACCACCTCCGCCTTCAAGGAGATCTCCCCGCCGACCGGCGAGCTTTATGCCAACCCGGCGGCCAGCCAGACGATGCTGGATGATGCGGTGTTCGATCTGGAAGGCTGGTTGTCGGGCGAGATCGCGATGGAGTTCGCCCGGGCCGAAGGCGCCGCCTTCGTGAACGGCACCGGCAAGGACCAGCCGCTGGGCATCCTGGCGACGGCGATGTCGGACCAGGACGACGCCGAGCGTCCGTTCGGCACCCTGCAGTACCTGAAGTCGGGCGCCGATGACGGGTTCGACACTGGGCCCGACCTGACGCTGGTGGACATGGTCCATTCGTTGAAGGCGGGCCTTCGGCAGGGCGCCTGCTGGCTGATGAACAGCCGCACGCTGGCGACCATCCGCAAGCTGAAGACGGCCGACGGCGCCTTCGTGTGGCAGGCGAGCCTGGCCGAGGGCCAGCCCGACCGGCTGCTGGGCTATCCGGTGATCGAGGCCGAGGACATGCCGGACATCGAGTTCGGCGAGTTCCCGATCGCGTTCGGCAATTTCCGCGCCGGTTACCTGATCACCGAACGCAGCGCGACCAGCATCCTGCGCGATCCGTTCACCAACAAGCCTTTCGTCCACTTCTACGCGACGAAGCGGGTCGGTGGGCAGGTGCTCGATTCCACCGCGATCAAGCTGCTGCGCATCGAAGCGTAAGCGGGCGCGCCCGCGCCGGTGAGGCCGGCGCGGGTACATCCATGTTCCAGCCTTTCAAGGGAGACCGCCATGCAGCGGGCAATCGTCACGCCGGCCGTCATGGCGGGCGCGGCTCTCGACGAGCTGAAGTCCTGGCTCGCCATCACCACATCACGGGACGACGCCTATTTGACCAAGCTGCTCCATGCCGCGCTGGACATGTGCGAGGCATTCACCGGGCAGATGGTGCTGGCGGCGACCTGCGAGGAGGTGCTGAGCCCGGCCGTCCAGTGGCAGCGGCTGCGCACCCGCCCGGTCCAGGCTGTGCTGGAAGTGGCGGCGCGGGCCGCCAATGGCGCGCGCATCGCGCTGCCGGTGGCGGATTACGCGATCGACCTCGATGCCGATGGCGGGGCCCGCATACGGCTGCAGGCGAGTGATCGCATCACGCCGCTGCCCCGGCCGCTGGTGGTGACCTTCACCGCCGGGCTCGCCGCCGACTGGGAGGCGCTGCCGGACAGCCTGCGACAAGGCGTCGTGCGCCTGGCGGCCGACCAGTTCGCCCAGCGTGACGGGCAGGTGGTTCGCCTGGCGCCGCCGAGCGTGGTCGCTGCCCTGTGGCAGCCCTGGCGCCGGATGCGCCTGGCATGAGCGGCGTCTTCGCTGATGCCGCCATCGAGCGGCTGGCGAGCAAGGCCGGGCGGATCGCGCCGGCTGCGAACGGGGCGCGGCTCCGCGCCAGCGACATCGATCGCTGGACAGGGCCGCGCCTGATCTGGCCGCTCTACACCGGCATGGGAGACGAGTGATGGAAACCCTGCTGCGTGCGGCGCTGATCGCGTGGCTGCGCGCCGATCCGGCACTGGCCGGGGAGGCCAACATCGTCGCCGAGGAACGCCCGGTGCAGGCCAGCCTGCCGTGGATCGGACTAACGGCGAGTTCCAGCACCGACTGGAGCACCAAGACAGAGCGTGGCCGCGAAGTGCGGCTGGCGCTGCAATATCACTATCGCGGCGACGATCCCGCCACAGCCGCCACAACGGTTGCGGCGCTGGAGGACCGCATCGCCGCCCTGCCGCGGACGCAGGCGGGCTGGACCGTCATCGGCAACCGCTTCCTGAAGGCCCGGTCCGAGCAGCGGGCGAACAATGTGCGCGCCGTGCTGCTGGAATATCGTTTTCGCATTCTGGCGGCCTGAACCTTCGAGGTTTGCGCCGCATCCCCTACATCGAAGGAATTCGCCATGAGTGCCCAGAAAGGTTCTGCCTTCCTGCTGAAGATCGGCGACGAGGCCGACACGGCGGCCTATCGCACCGTCGCCGGGCTGCGCACGACGCAGATGTCGATCAGCGGCGATGCCGTGGTGGTGACGCACAAGGAATCGGGCGGCTGGCGCGAGCTGCTGTCGGGCGCGGGTTCGCGCCATGTCAGCGTCAGCGCAGCCGGCATCTTCCTGGGCAGCGCGGCCGAGACGGCGATCCGCACCCACGCGCTGGCCGGCAGCGTCGCCGCTTACGAGCTGTCGTTCGAGGACGGCGAGAAGCTGCGCGGGCAGTTCCTGGTGCAGCGGCTGGACTATGCCGGCGATTTCAACGGGGAGCGGACCTACACGCTGCAGCTGGAAAGCAGCGGACCGGTGGTGCCGGCATGATCGCCAACCCCCTGCGGGGTGAGGCATCGCTGGCTATCGACGGCGAGCCGCGGCTGCTGCGCCCGACATTCGCCGCGCTGGTCGCGGCCGAGGCGGAGCTGGGCCCGCTGTTTGCGCTGGTCGAGCGCGCAGCCGCCGGACAGCTGCGGCTGGAGGAAATGGTCACGCTGTTCTGGCACTGCCTGGCGGATCGGGACGAGATCTCGCGCGACGCGGTGGGTCAGGCGGTGCTGGCACAGGGGCTGGCGGGCTGCGCCCCGCCACTGGGCATGCTGCTGCGGCAGATCCTGCAGGGGGCCTGAGTGCCACCCTGTTCCACGTATCGCTGCTTCACCGAGGGGGCCGCGCGACTCGCCGGGGCGGTCCCGGCCATGCTGGGGTGGCGGCCGGACGAGTTCTGGGCCGCCACCCCCGCCGAAGTGGCCGCTATCCTGGCTCCGCCTGCGGCGACCACAGCGCCCGACGGCGTGAGCCGGGCCGAGCTGGACCGATTGATGGAGACCTTGGGCGATGGACGATGAAATCGAGACACTGATGATCGACGTGCGCGCCGGCACCGCCGGGTTGCGCACCGACCTGGAGGCGATGCGGGGCTTGCTCGACAGCTCCATGCGCGAGACCGCAGCCGAGGCCGGCGCGACGCTGGAGCGCGGGTTGCTGGCGGCGATCCGCCGGGGCAGTCTGGGTTTCGAGGACCTGAAGCGCGTGGCGCTGGGCACCATGGACCAGATCGCCGCCGGTGCGCTGGAGCGCGGTATCGGCAGCGTGCTGGCCGGTTCCGGACAGGCGGGTGGCGGAACGGGCCTGGGCGGGGTGCTGGCAGGCGCCGCCGGTGCGCTGCTGGGCCTGCCCGGCCGCGCGGCCGGCGGCCCGGTGTCGCCGGGCGCCGCCTATCTGGTGGGGGAGCGGGGACCGGAGGTGTTCGTCCCGACCAGCGCCGGGCGGATCGAGCCCGGGGTCGCTGCGCAGGCGCGCGAAGTGCGCGTCTCCATCCAGTTGCCTCAGCCGCGCGGGGGCGATGCGCCGACTGCGCTGCGGCGCTCGAGCCGGCAGGTGGCGAGCTCCATCCGTCGCTCCCTCCGCGCATTCTGAGAAGGAGTTCCGCCATGGCATACTGGCTCGCCCGCCGCCGCGAGGGGCAGCACAGCGACTGGCTGATGCGGTTTGACCCACGCTTCTGGACGGTAAACTTTCCCCGCCCGGCCATGGCGAGCGTTATCTCCACTGCGCCCGATGCACTGCGGATGCGGGTCGAGTTCCGGCACCGCGACGCGCTGGCCGGGCTGATCTGGGACAGCACCGATCGCCACGACCATCCGCTGCTCGCCTATCAGACCGACCGCGACTATGGGCGCACGACGCTCAGCTTCCGCTGGCGATCGGCGGGCGTGCTGCCGCTGGATGCGGTGAACGGCCCGACGCTGACCATCGAAGGCGCGGATGCCGAGGGCCAGCCGGCGACCTGGTATGTGCGGTTGTGGAACCATGCCGTCGGGACCTCTGACGATGCGGTGGTGACGCTGCCCTTCTCCGCATTGCGGAGAGGGTGGGATCCGGCGGAGGATGTGCCGCTGGTGCAGCCGGGCGCGATCGAGCGGATGTTCATCTCCGTGGCGCCCCCCGGTTACGATCCGGCGGACCCTGCGCCGTTGCCCGAGGCGGTCGACGGCTGGATCGAGCTGTCGGCGATCGCCTGCACCGGGGACCGGCCACTGGTGGAGCTGGGCGACGTGCTGCTGCCGCCCCATGGCGAGCATGTCGCGACCGCCTATGACGATTGCTATGACGTGACGCCCGCACGGCTGCTGCGCGGGGTGCGCGGGCTGGGCTATCGCGGGGCGCTGGTGCATTATCTGGGTATGAGTCACTTCTTCGCGCTCGGCCCCGACCAGATGGTGGCCCGGGAAGGCGCGCTGAGTGCCTGTGCCGAGGAGTGGCACCGCGATTTCTTCGCCCGCTGCGGCGCGATGGACTTCGCGCCGATCGCCTCGCTGTCCTACGAATTGCTGGCGGATCATTGCCCGGCCGCCTGGCAGCAGCGCTTCGCCGATGGCACGCCCGGACGGACCGGGTGGAGCCCGCCTTCGGCGCTGCTCTCCCCCGCCAATCCCGAGGCGATGGGCTGGCTGCAGTCAGTGGCTCGGCCCTTCGTGGCGTTGATGGCGGACGCCGGCGTGCCGGCATCGTTCCAGATCGGTGAGCCATGGTGGTGGGCGCTGCCCGACGGGCGGGTTGCGCTGTACGATGATGCGGCAAGGGCCGCGTTCAGCGATGGCGCGCCGGCGATCACCGACCTGCATGAGCCGCTGAGCGAAGCGCAACTGGGCGTGCTCGATCGCGCCGGTGCGGCGCTGGCCGCCAGCACAGCGGCGCTGCGCGATGCGGTGCGCGACGCGGGCGCGACCGAGGTGATGCTGCTGCTGTTCACGCCCACGGTGCTGGACGGCGCGCTGCCGGAACTTCGGCGGGCGAACTGCCCGGTGGGCTGGGCATGGCCCGCCTATGACCGGCTGCAGGTAGAGGATTACGACTGGCTGACCGGAGGCGACGAAGCGGCGCGGGAGCGCGGTTATCGCGGCCTGGCGGAACGCCTCGGCTACCCCATGGAGCGGCAGGACTATCTCGCCGGCTTCGTTCTGCAGCCGCAGGATGCCGACGCATCGTGGCCCCGGATCGACCGGGGGCTGGACGAGGCGGCGGCGCGCGGAGTGCAGCGGCGCTTCGTGTGGGCGCTGCCGCAGGTGAACCGGGATGGTTATACGCGGCTGCGGCCGGCGGAGGGTGACATGCAGGCTTTCGACGATCTGACATACCCGCTGGCGCTGGGGCAGGATGCGGGGGTGAGCGCGGAGTTCGCAACCTCCGTCTCGCTGACCGCGTCCGGCCATGAGCGGCGCGCAAGCCATTGGAGCGATGCGCGGCTGCATTATGATGTGGGGCCCGGCATCCGCTCGGAAGAGGAGCTGGGTGTGCTGCTCGCCTTTTTCCGGGCGCGGCGCGGCGCGGCGCGTGGGTTCCGCCTGCGCGATCCATTCGACCACAGTTCCAACGCAATGATCAAGGTTCCGACAGCGTTCGATCAGGTGATCGGCATCGGGGACGGCAAGGCGGCGCGGTTTCGGCTGTGCAAGGCCTACGGCGTGCTGGAACCGCAGCTGCGCCCGATCACCCGGCCGCGTGCCGGCACCGTGCTGGTGAGCGTAGGCGGTGTGGCCGTGGGCGGATGGCGGCTGGCGGAGGGCGGCTGGATCGTGTTCGACCAAGCGCCGGCGACGGGTGCCGAGATCCGGGCGGGCTTCGAGTTCGACGTGCCGGTGCGGTTCGCGACGGACCGGCTGGACATCACCGGCGCGGCCTTTGCAGCGGGTGAGGCGCCGAGCGTGCCGCTGGTGGAAGTGCGGGAGGCGTCATGAGCAGGACCTTCTTCGCCAACGAGCTGGAGGGCGTGGCGACGTTCTGGCAGATCTGGCGCACCGACGGTGTCGCCATCGGGCTGACCAACCACGACCGCGACCTCCACTTCGACGGCATCCTCCATCGCGCCGGTCCCGGCATGGTGCCGAGCGCGATCCGGCTGACGAGCGACCTGTCGCCCGACAGCGCCGAGGTGGCAGGGGCGCTGTGCAGCGCCGGGCTGTGCGAGGACGATCTTGCCGCCGCGCGGTTCGACGGCGCGCGTGTCGCCATCGGGCTGGTCGACTGGGAGACGCTCGAGGCACGCGTGCTGTATCGTGGCACGTTCGGCGAGGTGATCGCAGGCGATGGCGGTTACCAGGTGGAGCTGCAATCGGCCAAGGCGCTGCTCGCCATAGATGCAGTGCCGCGCACCAGCCCGACCTGTCGCGCGCAGCTGGGCGGGCCGGGCTGCAATCTGAACCCGGCGCGCTTCGCGCATGAGGCGCGGATCGCCACTGCCGATGCAGAGACCGGCGCGGTGCTGCTGGCGGATGGTCCGGAGCCGGCGTTGCTGGCGGGCGGATCCTTGCGCTGGGTCGACGGTCCGCTTGCCGGCGCGATGATGCAGATTGTGACGACTGAGGAGGATGGGCGATTGGTGCTGGATCGCGATCTGGACGCCAGCATTGCGGCGGGAACCCGCGTGATCGGGCGCGAGGGTTGCGACGGAACGATCGCGACCTGCCAGGCACGCTTCGGCAATGCCGTGAACTTTCGCGGTGAACCGTTCCTGCCCGGCAACGACCTGCTCACCCGTTATCCGCAGGCGGGGTCATGAGCGCGGGCGAGCAGATGGCAATGGCAGCGCGGGCGCTCGTCGACGCCCGATTCCGCCTGCATGGGCGCGAGACTGCGACCGGCCTCGACTGCGTGGGCGTGGTGCTCGTCGCCTTGGGGGCACTCGGCAGACCGGTAGGGCCGCTGCCGCCCTATTCGCTGAAACGGACTTCGTTGGAGCCGTTCGACCGGATCGGGCGCGAGCACGGGCTGGTGGAGGCGACGGGCGCCCCGATGGCCGGCGACGTCCTCGTGTTCCGGGTCGGGCCGGCGCAGCTGCATGCCGGCATCGCCGATGGCGCCGGCGGGATCGTCCATGCCCATGCCGCACTGCGCCGGGTGGTTCAAGGACCGGTCCCGTCCGACTGGGCGATCGTCCAGCAGTGGCGAATCAACAGCTGATAGGTAACGCGACATGGCTACTCTGGTTCTCACCGCGCTCGGCACCGCTATCGGCGGGCCCCTGGGCGGCGCTGTCGGCGGGTTGCTGGGCAACCGGCTCGACCGGTCGATCGCGGGTAGCGGCCAGCCTGTGTCCGGCGTCCGGCTGCAGGACCTGGCGGTTAGCACATCGTCCTATGGCCAGCCGGTTCCGCGCCATTTCGGCACCGTGCGCGCAGCGGGCACGATCATCTGGTCGACCGAACTGACGGAAAGCAGCGAGAGGCAGGGCGGGGGCAAGAACAGCCCGGCGGTGACCAGCTACAGCTATTCGGTGTCGCTCGCGGTCGCACTGGCGAGCCGGCCGATCGCGCGCATAGGGCGGATCTGGGCCGATGGGCAGTTGCTGCGCGGGGCAGCGGGCGACCTGAAGGTGGGCGGAAGGTTGCGCCTGTATCACGGCCATGGCGACCAGCAGCCCGACCCACTGATCGCAGCCGATCTGGGCGCGTCTTGCCCAGCCTTCCGCGGACTGGCCTATTGCGTGTTCGAAGGACTGCAACTCGCCAGCTACGGCAATCGCATTCCGGCTTTGACGTTCGAGATCGTGGCGGATGAAGGCGGGGTGGAGCTGGCCGACATCGTTGCCGCTGCTGGCGCCGAAATCGTTGCCGAGCGGCCACTGCCCGGACTTGCCGGGTGGAGCGATGGCGGCGACGGGCTCGCCGCGTGTCTGGCCGATGTCGGTGAGCTGTATCCCCTGACCTATCGCAACGCAGCGGGGCTGCTGGCGATTGCGGAAGGAGACGGAACTGGCGACGTGGTGACGTTGCCCGAGGCGGCGGTTGCCGGGGAGGAGGAGGCGGATTCGCTGCGGATTGGCGGCCAGTCGCGCCGGTTGGCGGCGGCTGCGGTGCCCGCTGGCATCCGCTATTACGATCCGGCCCGCGACTACCAGATCGGCACCCAGCTGTCCGGCCGCAGCGCAGGGGGCGGCGGCTTTGCGCTGCTCGATTTCCCCGGCGTGCTGGCGGCCGACGATGCGCGTATGCTGGCCGCGCGCCTGGCGGATCGCGCCTCGGCCCGGCTGGAGGTGGCGAGTTGGCACACCGCGGAACTCAGCGACAAATTCGCTGCCGGCAGCGTGGTGCGCATTCCCGGCCGACCGGGCCGCTGGCGGGTGGAGAGCTGGGAATTGGGCGCCGATGGTGTTGCACTGGAGCTGGTGCGCCTGCCGATCACGATCGCGGAGCAGGCGATCCTGACCGATGCTGGCCGCCCGGCGCCCCCGCGTGACCTGTCCGTTACGCCGACCTGGCTGGCTGCATTCGAACTGCCATCGGCCAATGCCGGCGACACGCGGCAGGTGCATGTCGCGGCCTCCTCGGCCACGGCCGGCTGGACGGGCGCCGCGCTTTACCTGGAGCAGGACGGCGATCTGGTGCCGGTGGGAACTGTCGGCGCACGGCGTAGCGTGGTTGGCACGCTGGCGAGCGATCTGCCGCCATCGCAGGCGCTATTCCTGGAGCGGGACAGTACGCTGGAGGTGGCAATCGCGGCGGATCAGGCGCTGACCGGCGTGCCGGCGGACTTCTTGGCGCAAGGCGCGAACCGGGCGTTGATCGGCGACGAGATCGTGCAGTTTGTTGCCGCAACGCGCCTGGGAGGAGGCCGCTGGCGGCTTTCCGGCCTGCTGCGGGGCCGCGGCGGGACGGAGGCCGCGGCGTGGGCGGGCTGTGCGGCGGGAAGACCGTTCGTGCTGCTGGATGATAGTCTGACAGCCTTGGACAGCACGCGGATCGGCGCGAACCGGCCGCTGAGGTTTGCGGCACTCGGCCTGGCCGATGCGGAACCGGTCTGGGCCGAGCTTGGCAATGCAATGGGATCGGTGAAGCCGCTGAGCCCGGTGCATCCGCTGAGGGAGGATCTGCCTGATGGCGGCGTGTCCTTGAGCTGGACGCGGCGGTTGCGCGGCGGCTGGGACTGGCCGGACCTGCCGGCAGTGCCCGGGGCGGCCGAAGCGGAGTGCTACCAGGTCGGGATCGGCGACCCTGCCACGCCCGCAATGGGATGGACGGTCGTTGAGCCGCGCCTCGTGTTCACAGCCAACGCTTTGGCCGAACTGCACCGGCAGCATCCGCGCGCACCACTGTGGACCAGGCAGGTCAGTCCATCGGCGATGTCCGACCCCCTGCTGCTGATCGAACTATGATGAACGGAGACCTGCCATGTCCGAGCCACTGACGCTTGCGAGCACCACAGCGCGCCACGCCTTGCCGATGATCTTTCCGGGGCAGGTGCAGAAGGAATATGCCATCAACGAGGCCCATGCGCTGATCGATGCGCTGATGCACCCGGCGGTGGGTGGCACCATCGGCGAACCCCCGGAGGAGGGGCAGGACGGCGATTGCTGGATTGTCGCCCCGGATGCCGCAGGTGCGTGGGCCGGCAAGGCCGCGATGATCGCGACGAGACAGGCGAGCGCCTGGCTGTTCGCCCGACCGTGCGACGGGATGCGCGTGTTCGACCGGAGCAGCGGGCGCGAATTGCTCTATCGCGAAAATAGCTGGCAGGAGCCGGCGACGGTGAACCGGCCGGAAGGTGGTGCGACGGTGGACAGCGAGGCGCGGGCCGCTGTCGCCGCCCTGATCGCCGCTTTGCAGGCGAGGGGCTTGCTCGGCAGCCCGGATCAGGCGGCGTAAGGCGTGGGATCGACGAGGCCAGCCTCGGCAAAGCCCTTCCTGCGCAGGCGGCAGCTGTCGCACACGCCGCAGGCCGCGCCCGACGGATCAGGATCATAGCATGACCAGCTAAGGCCTGGATCGAGCCCGAGCGCCGCGGCCTCCTGAGCTATCCGGGCCTTGCCCCAGTGCTGCAGCGGCGTGTGGATCGTCACACCATGTCCGTCCGCGCCTGCCTTCGTGGCCAGGTTCGCCGTGGCGGTGAAGCTGGCGATGAATTCCGGACGGCAGTCGGGATATCCCGAATAATCGAGTGCATTGACGCCGATGAAAATGTCACGCGCGCCGAGCGCTTCTGCCCATCCCATTGCAAGAGCGAGAAAGATCATGTTGCGCGCGGGGACATAGGTGACCGGGATATCGTCGGTCAGCCCGCCTTTCGGCACGGCGATGTCTCCGGTAAGGGCCGAACCGCCGAACTGCCGCAGGTCCAACGGCAGCACGATATGCCGGGTGACCCCAAGCGTCCGAGCGACCTCATCCGCGGCCGCAAGCTCTCGCCGGTGGCGCTGGTTGTAATCGACAGTGAGCGCGTGGATCGCAAAACCGCTGCGCTGCGCAAGCCCGGCCGCAACCATCGAGTCGAGTCCGCCGGACAGGAGGACCACGGCCTTGGGAATGTCATCGATCAT